AAGCATTTATTGCTTCAGTGGTTCCATCAGATCTTATTAAAGAATATCTTTCTTCATCAAATGCCAAGAAATTCTCATTTGTTCCTGCTGTTGGAAGAGTGGATGAGTCAAGTTGACCGTTAGTTATATTAACCGTAAATGTTTTTCTAATAGTTAATGTCGCATCCGTTAGATCAACGTCTGAAATAGAAGTTCTTGGTAAATGAGTGTATAATGTATTGTCAGAAGAACCTGTAAGTTCAGTAGTCAGTATAGTAAAATCGGAAGCATTAAACGCAGCAGTTGGTAATGTTCCATTAACAATTCCAGGTGCATTTGCCACTCCATCAATAACAATATTATCAGTATTAACTTGAGTTACTCTTGCAGTAATTGGATCTCCACTAGTGGTAAGATCACTATACTGAACTAAATTACCAACCTTTATATTTGAAGGAAATCTTGGGTTTGCACTTTTTACTGTTGATATTCCAGCAGATCCACTACTTTTAGAAATAGTTGCCACACCAACAACAGAGCGAGTAGATTGAACTACATCACCATTAAAAGTATTAATACCAGTAACTCCATCATTTGTTCCATAAACAGATTTTACATCAGATAGTGTATGGGCAGTAACTGCTACAGCAATCCTTCCATTACCAAAACTGCTTGCTACGTTTGATTCAAATATTAATGCTTCATTTTTAATAAATTCTCCATTTACTTCATATATTGTTAGTTCAACACCATTACTAACTGCACTCCTTAAAAATCCAGTTGCACCACTATTAGCACCTTTAATAAATGTTGGTATAGTAAGTGTGACATTTTGGTTTACATTTAATTTAGTATATGTCTGAACATCATATAAAGCAAGATTCCACTCATTTAAAGAACCATTTGCAGAATCATATGTTCCAGATTCTAATCTGTAATCATAAACTCTTGCAAGACCTATTTCAGTTCCAACAGCACTTGTATCCGAAGTAACGCCAACTCTCTGATCTCTTAAACTTAAAGTAAAAGTATTTCCAATACCAATTGTTGGACTTCTTAAAGTTCTATTTAATTTTAAAGTAGGACCAGTATTATAAATTATATTCTGATCTTTGACAGTGTTAGTTGTTCTTGGTTTTTGAACATCTAAAAATGTTGGATTATCAATTTCAATTTCATACCCACGAACGAATGCTTTGCCTGGTGAGAACTTATAGAGTGCTAAATCAGAAGATGCAGTTGCTCCACCATAAGTAAATTGACCAGGTTGAAAAATACCTTTATTACCTATACCATCATTCAATGAATCTAATACAGTCAAACTAAATGGTTTTACATAGTAATCACCTGACTCTGCAAATGTTCTCCTTGCAAGAGTGTCATTAATATCTTCTTTACCTACTCCTCCACCAGCAACACCTCTTTTATTTTGTGTTTTTATTACACCATTAACAATAGTGGCAAGTTCTACAAAACTATCATCGTCAAAATCAGTGGTTGCTTTTTTAAAAAGACTAACAGATACTTTTAATCTATCTGCACCTGGTGCAGAATAATTATTAAACCCTTGAGAATTATCATTTAAGTTTTCATCTATATCAGCATTTACTATTTCTTCATTAACAAACAATCCAACTCTATATGATGGTTTAAAACTATATTGATCTAATATAAGAGTTTCTTGGCTTACATTAACAAAATTTCCCCTAATGAAATAAACACCATCCTGTATCTGGAATGAAGATCCAGTTGCAGTTGATTCTGTAGATATTGTTTGTGCAAATGGTGTGCCAGCAGCAATTGTTGTATTACCAAGAAGACCAGATGTTATGGTCTCGCTACATGTTAAATTTTCTCCGTCAGAAAATACTTCAGTAGAATTGTTTGCAGTGCTTGAATTTAAATAATTAATATAAAGTGTTAAATTACCTCTTTCAGAATCTGCTGATGACAAAATTTTATCAACGAATGCTGTGACACCAGAAGTTTCTCCAGTTATTTTTGTTCCAACTAATTGATCAGCATATGCTTCTACAGGAACTCCAAGAAAGTCATTATTTAATTGAACACACTTATAACGTTGAGAAAATCCAGTATTACCAGGTATTACCTTTGCACCTTCTTTAAAAAAATGTTGACCAAATTTTTCAATTTGATTCTGTAATATTGATTGTAGAGTCGTTAGTTCCCTAGCTTGTACTGGGACACCAGGTTTAAATAAAACTCTATGATAATCGTTTGCAGCATCAAAATCGTCAAAATACGGTGCTACGTTTAGATTTGTTTGCTGTGACATAATTCTTTAGAACTGCAAGATAACTTTAATATCTTCTTTTTGGTTGGCTGATCTGGTTATTGCTGGTCGATTATCGACATAAATGATGTTTCCTGCATGTTTTTTAACTTCAGGACCCGCTATTCCAGCAGTAAATGATTGTCCAAGGTAGTGTGTTTTATTATTTATTATGGTAGAGATACCACTGAAGGCCGTGTCAATTTCTAAATTTGATCCTGTAGAAGGAACAATGACTAGACTTCCACCACTTGAAGGTGTTGCTGTAAACTGGTTTAAATTAAATCCATATTGTGGATTGGTTTCTGCTGTTCCAACTGTAGCAAATCCCGATACAGATCTGTCTTGCCAATATTTTAATACACCAGTTGTTTGGTTATAATTAATAACTCTTCCAACTGCAGTTGTACCAGTTGCAATTGTTTGTGTAATGTAAGCATCTGCAGTGAATGTTGCAGAACTATATCCAGTACCAGTCAATCTTAAACCCTTTACTGCAGATGCTTTATCTACAGATAATAAAGTTCCTGTGCTAACTTCTGGATTTTCTATTACACCAACTCTAGCAATTTGATTTCCTGTTACAAAATCTGGATTTTCATTATCATTTTCAATTCTTGAATATAAAAGAACATTATATGCTCCAAGTTCTCGATAAATGTCTTTTCCATGACCACCTTGCGGAGACATGATAACATCCATCCTTGGTATTGTAGTTCCAGTTGGAACTCCACCTGCTATCAAATCAACATTACCAAAAGAGTAACCAGATCCTTGGTTTGATATTGTTACAGTATCAACTTTAGAGTCGTTGTTTATAACAACAGTGCATTCAGCATCACTACCATCACCCTTAATAGGAACTCTTGTGTAAGTTCTATTTGCTGTGCCTAAACCAACTCCACGATCAGTAACAGTAACTATTTTAATTGATCCATCAACTGCATTATCTCTAACTGCAGCGTTACTTGTGGAAGTAGACCAATCCGCAGGGACTGGCATGAAATCAGTAGTTTCAAATTTTATGACTTCGCTAGGAGAAATCGTATACAAATATTTCCAAATATATCCATCATTACTCGATCCCGCAGACCTTGGTTCTAAATCAGTAAATGTTGGTTCATCTAGTGATGGTCTACCTGCTGGATTATCTGGGTTACTTCCATTCTGCAAACAGATATAAACTTGATAATCAGTATTCATCACATAATAAAATGATGCATAAAGATTGGTTGCACCTGAAACTGCTGCTGTCTTTGATCTACTATAATCATGCCTGTACATATCATAAGTTGTTCCCGAAGCCCAATTCCTCTTCGGAATAACTTGTCTTACATCTGAAGAATTAACTTTCTTCAGTGCAACCATAGTATCCCAATAATCATTCTCTTCAGTAAAATTATCTTTTGGTGAAGGAGGAGTAGTATCCCAATCAGATTGATAATCATTTGGATTAGGTAATCCAATGAATGAATAATATGCATTTGCACTGGATGTTACACCCGAAACAAAATTTTTCGCATTTAATATTCTTATCTGATCTGTTATAATGGCAGCCATTTTGACAGTTTTTTTATTATTTATTAGGTATCATAATTTTTAAATTTCAACGATGCAGTTCTTTGAACTTTCATGGAAGTTTGAATTCCAGTAACATCGTTGGTTCCTATACCACCCAAAGTATATGCAGTATAAGAATTTAATCCAGCCCTTGATTTAACATCAATACGACCCCAACTAAAGGCACCCAAATAAGGATTACCTCCATTTGTTGTAATTATACCAGTTGTATTTACACCAGCATTATTTGTAAAGGTGAAAGGATCTTGAACATCACAAATTACTCTTCGGAGAGTTGTTGATCCAAGACCATCATAACCAGCAGGTCCTACTATATCAGTGGCACTTCTAACAACGTACACATTATCTATATGAGAGTTTCCAATAGCAACTACATCACCTGAATTGTTATCCATCGCCCTGATAGTGGTTGCTGCAGAACCAATATTACTATCAAATACCATGAAGTAATCATTTGCCTTTATTCCACTCTTGGTTATAGCACTATCAGCATGAGTACCATCTCTTAAGAATGAATTAAGTGGGATATGTAAATCAAAGACAAATTGAGTTGTTACACCTGTTATTGCAGTAGTTCCAAATCCAACAATTACACCATGATCTCCATGATACTTGTTTACTGAATTTTCTTCAAAATCATCAAGAGTTGGTGGACTAATAAGAACAATTGGTGGATTTGCTGAAGTATAACCATAGCCAGGATTAGTCAATCCAACACCAGTAACAGATCCACCACTTATAACAACATTACCAAATGCTTGAGTTGTTGTACCAATACCAACAGTGCTTGCAACACTTACGGTAGCAGTTGAATATCCTGCACCACCATCCGATATTGTTATAGATGATATAGTTCCTAATCCAGATACATTAGCAGTAGCAAATGCAGGTAATCTAGCATCCTGATTTATAAAGTTAATTTTATTCTGGAATGCAACTGTTTGGTCATTCTCATTGGCAGGATTAAAGAATGGTTGTACATTAGTAACATATACTGATGAAGAACCAATACCAACAGACTTGGTAATATGTGCTACTGGATTAATAACTGGTTCATACAACTCTCTATCTTTACCAATTTCAATTTCATTAATAATTTTATCTTCAGTTTGTCTACACCATTTAACTGGTCTTTCTAGAGTTTCATCTGAAGTATTTCCAGGTCCACCATAAATTGGTGTTGTAACTTTATCAGTGGAATCAACTCGAAGAACTGCTCTATCATTTTCAGCAAAATATGAAGGATGTCCTTTGTCAGGATTAGGACTGATTGTAAGTTTATCACCCTTCTTAACAGTTTCAATAATCTCTTTAAAGATAACGTCAGTGTCACCAGTTCCTTTATAGAAGATTATCTTACATGAATCGCCAGGTTTAGGTGGTTCAGTAAAGGTGATTATACTACCACCAGGGAATGTATATCCTTCACCTGGAACTTGAAGTACGTCATTAACAAATACAAGAATAACATCTTGAACATTAATTCTTGATCCTCTTTTGGCAAGGATGGATATCAAACTACCCGCAAGAGTTAGATTAAATGCTTGTTTTGATCCATCAAAATTCTTGGCAGGACTGTCTAATAATTGTAATTCACCAACAGTCCATCCAGTGAATTCATCAGAGAATATTTTCTGTACTGTAAGTTGGAACTCATTTCCTGTAAAGGCAGAAGTTGTTGGAATACCAGTAAGTCCACCAGTAGGAACTGTTAGAATTTCATTAACACCATAACCATATCCTTTACTTTCAATAGAGAAGTCAATTATGCTTGATCCTTGACCAACAGAAATATCCACAAATGCATTAGATCCAACTCCAGAAACTGAATCTGAAGAGTAGAATAATGGTATGTCCTGATATGAACGTGGTGCATCAAAGATAAGATTAGTTACTTTATCAACCGTTCCACCTCTTGCATAATTATGTTCTCTGGTTGATATACCACTCTTAATTTCAAATGACGTTGGACTTACAATACGAAGAATTGGTTCTCCAGTAAATGCTCTGTCAGTTTTTCTTGGTGCTATGATTGATGGTTGAGCAATTCCTCCTGATTTGTAGAAAGTTGGTACAGTTGAAATACCAACATTAACTACAAATTGAGTGCTGCTTAAAACTTCAAGAACTTCATTACCATTAAATGTTGGATCTGTTGCTCTTGGATATATGTGTTCAGATGCTCCATTATCTAATTGACATGTAAATGCAATACCAGTTAAAAGAACAGTGCTTGACTTAGTTCCAATAGTTGTTAAACCATGACCTACAGCAGTGGTAACAGTCATAATTCCACTTGCTGCACTATATGCTGCACCAGTGACATTAACTCCAGGTGCGTAATCACAAGTAAATGCAATGCCAGATACAAACACCTCATCACCATTCAATAATCCGTGAGGGGTAGATGTGGTAACAGTCGTCAAACCAGATGCTGCTTGATACTTAACATCTGATATGTTTCTTCTAGAATAGAATCTTGCTTCAGTATTTGTTATACTAACATTGGTTGATATATTACCAGTTCCAGTCATGATGGTTGCAAATCCAACATGATACTCTGGAATATTTTTACCAATTATTATTGAATTAGGATGTGCATACTGGAATGTATGAATACCTGTATTGGTAGAAGGAACTTGATCTAGAATTTGTACTTCAAATGATTTTGCATCAACATTAGTAACCTGTATAAATCTTCCACTTATTGGATCAGATGGTCTTGGATACAGTTTAGTGCCACCAGAAAGATAATCACAACTAAACGCAAGAGTCTTGTCTCTAATCTTAATAAAGTCAAGTTCACTTAAACCATGTTCAGCAACTGTTGTTACTGTAACAATACCTGTTACTGGGTTATACGCAGCAGTTGATACTCCAATATACTCACCATCTTGAAGTTCATTAATCTCTGCTTTAACATTAACAAAACCAACTGTTGCGGTTGTTATTGCAACTTTAACTGAAGTGTCAACAGGTATGATGTGAGAAACTGTATTACCTGTGCCAATGCGAACAAATGTTCCACCAACAGAAACAATATCAACAGGAATTTGGAATGATCCTAATCCTATTCTACAATTATCTCCATTATTCAATACATCAAGTAATCCAAAGACACTATTTTGATTTTTAAGATAAATTACTGTTGACCCAACACCCACTGGAGATGCTATTTCTGTCAAAATTTCAGATTCTGTTGCTACTCTATAACCAGATCCACTATTGGCAACACCAATTGTAGATATAGATCCTTGACTTCCAGCAGAACCAACAACAACACTTGCGGGAATTGTTAATACACTTCCACCAGCAGATACAAGTGGTTGATATCCAGACCCTTCTGTAGAACCAACTGAAAGAATAACACCTCCAAGAGGAATACCTGCAGTGTTAACATCATTTCCAATAGAAGCAGCAACTCCTGTAAATCTAACTGAACTAATACCACCAGATTCCTCTAGAACATAATCATTACTTGCACCAGGACCTTGGAACACATCATTAACTAAAAGTATAGCATTTTCGGTAGATATTCCATTGACATCTCCTCCACTAGCAAAAAGTCTAAATGTTTTTTCAATACCATTAAATTTATTTGAAATGGTATCAAAAACATAGTTTCTATGATAGGTTTCATTTGATTCATCTTCCACACCAGAACGCATGAATGATCTTCCGTGGAAACTAGAACTAGTTGATATACCACTCCAATCTCTTTCATCTGGAGGATTTGTTGTTGAACCTATTGGAACATTTCCAAATGGTGCTTCAGCAAATGTCAAACTATTGTCTATAATATTATAATTTCCAACAACTTTAGTTACTAAATCTCCAGTTGCAGCAGCTCCAATTTTAGTTCCTAACCATCCTCTACGAACTCTAAATTGATTAGTTAATCCAATACCAATTCCTTCAATCTTCATTATCTCATTATTAATTTTAATTAAATCAGATCCGAAGTATGAAGTAATTCCACTAACTCTTATATGATCATCAATCGAAGTTACTTGATCAGAAAGAACTGTAGTAACTGATGTTGCAACAACAGGAGATTGAATTACATTATCAAGAGTTAGCACTACTTTTGCATTTTGATTTGTAGCTACAAATCTATGACTTGTACCAATACCAACACTTGTAATGTCTAGTGGAATAGGAACTCTCTTTAATGCATTTTCCGCACTACTTGCAAGTTTAATTTTATCTTCGTTAATCTTAATAACAAACAAATCTTCAGGTAAAAGTGTTGTGTTACCTATACCTGCAAAGGTACTTTGAGCAATACCAATAGCAGATCCAATATTACCAACATGCTTATACTTAATTGTTTCACCTGTTACGAAGAAATGATTTGGAATATTAATAGTATCAGCAGAAATACTAACAACATTACTATCATTACCTGTAAAGTATTTTTCAAATATTGGATTTAATTCATGTGTTAATCCAAACTCTCTCTTAATAGCGTTTTCGGTTCCCTCATATTGAGCAAAACCAGTTCTAATCATACCATTAGTAAAGTCAATATTATCATTAGTATCATCAACAAATGCCATAGCATTCATATATGCAGTTATACTAACGGCAATTCCTGCTCTTGGTTTAAAGTATAAGGTCTTATCAGTTCCATTCATTATGGTTCCGAATGTTCCTAAACCAGTATGAGATTCAACGTTACCATACTCAACCATATAAGTTTGACCTGATCCATCCTTATCAGCATCATCATCACACATCAAGAGTTCAGACATTACAAATCTCTTGTTAGTTGAGTCTGTAACTTGAAGAATGAAATATGCAGCATCAAAAGAGGAACTGTATTGACCAACAGTTGTAATACCTGGACTACCAGAAGATGCAATATTTGTAGTTCTTGCCTCTATGAGAGCGTGTTTTAAAGTTGCTGTTCCAATACCCTGTGCATGGTTACTGTGTATTCCAACTTGAATTGTATTAATTGTTACTCCAATACCACTAGTTCTAGGTATGAAATCAACAACCATATTTGTACCATCAAGACGAGCGTAGTATGTTCCAAACCCTGTTACACCAGCCTGTGGTATTGTTGTTTCAAGTTCACCATAATCAATACCATAAACATCATTGTTATCATGAACAAGGTTAAGTTCATTGAATTGATGTTCATTATTTGCATCAGACAATGATACTAAAAGTTTCATTGATCTGTATGTGTGTGCAACAGAAACTAATGTTGTAGTAATACCTGTTCCACCACTAGAATCGTAAGTAGAAACACTGCTTGTATCAATATCAACAATGCCACCTAGATTAGTAGTTCCTATACCTAAAATATTATCATCTAATGTGTAGGCAATAAAACCAATATCATAATCATTTACGGTGAAGTTGAATGGGAAGAATTGCAACTGACCATCCAAACCAGCAATTGAGAAATCAAATCTTCCTAAAGGTTGTTTAGTGTCAACTCCACCATATTGATTCATATATGCAAACTGGCCATCATGAGTAAGAGTGACAACCATCAACTCTCTTTCTGCAACAAATCTTCTATCTCTATAGAAAACAAAGTATTTTAATGCTCTATGTTCATTAAAAGTAAACGTATCAATATTAGCAAAAGCAGTTGGTCGTGGATTGCTGTTAAATAATCCACTCATATCATCAATTAATAAAACTCTGTTTCCTGAAGACTCAAAGAAATCGGTTAATATTCTACTTGAAAATATTATTTCATTAGAAGATATTCCATTACCAATTCTTAAGACATTTTCTTTTACATTATCAAAATCATGAACACAATTTAAATCTCCAAAACCAACTAATTCGTTAGTAATTTCAATAAAGTTGGATGATACACCAACTTGCATACTATTCTCTGCTGATGTTCCAGAAACTGGAGTCACCATCTGATAATCGCCAAATTTCTTAAATCCAGCAGTATGGTTAGTAGAACCTACTGCATCATCCCATACATCAAAATCAATTTCTGATCTTAAAGCATATGAGAAGTTTTGATAATAAAGACTATCTTGTACTCTTTGAATGGATTCGTTTAAGAAACCTGATACAGTTGTAGATCCTTTAACAACTCTTGTTGTTGGACTTAATTCAAAGGATGCATCATACGTTGTTATGGAAGAAGCAATTCCTTCAGTATTTGATGATAATCCTTTTATTCTTTCATTAACAACAAAATTGTCAGTTGTAGAAACTTTTAAAACACCATTTTGTCTATCCCAATCTTCAACTATACCTGAACTAGTATCTGAATCTACTGTCTCACCAATAGCATAATCATTGAATTTTAATTTGGGAGTGTAAATGGGGAATGCTTTTTCAGCAATTATTCTACCAGCAGAGTTCTGATCATCATACTGACCAATAACTTCACCAGCATCAAAATCACCATCAAGACTGTATGATACAGTAGCACCAACTCCACCAATATTTGGATCTGTTGAAGTTATGGTGAATAATTTGTAATTATACGCAGATGAATTAAATCCTTTACCAGTAGATCCAACACCAACACTTACACCCTCAATTAATACTTTATCACCAACAACGAATGGGAATGTATTTGCTGTACTAAATCCTACGTCTAATTCTACCGTTGCAAATTTAGTAACTGTATTAAATCCAACAGTGCTAATTCCTACACCATTTGTGTTTGCAGTAGGAATTAATTTTGGAATTATATTGTTCATTCCAAAAGTATTCTTCAATATTTTTACTGAAGTATCACCTAGATCATATTTAAGATCTACATCTTTAACAAGAGTATTATCTTTTCCATCTAATACTACAATATGTGGAGCAGCTGAATATCCTCTACCTTGAGAAGAGATTCCAATAGAATCAAACGAAGCAAATGATTGAATATCTATTATGTTAGGTAGAACAACAGATGGTCTAACAGTTCTATCTACAGATAAATCAAAACCAATTTTATTAATTTTATTAGTTTTAATAATACCAATAGATTTGCTGGATGGTTCTAATATTGCATTTTTACCAGCAGTTGTGGTAACAGTTGTAATTCCTGGAAGTTTTAGATAATTTTTACCACCATCCTTTATCTCAATATTTGCAATTGGTCCGAGAGTGTGAGTACAATCAGTTACATATGTTATGAACGCATTATCTGTGGATAGATAAGAACTTTTCTCTGGTAACTTAGTTACACTGTATGAGAATTGAGTATTTCCCATTCCAGAGGAAACTCTAAAATGTCCATTATATAAACTTGTTTTAGTTGCAAATTGATTATTATTTGGAACTTCATCATCAATGTTTATTTCAGATTTTATAGTTGGTAAATTACTTATTTCAACAGGATCTAATTTATAATATAAAAGTTTTGGTGTATCTTTATTAACAGTTAAAGTAACTGTTGCTGTGCCATCAACACCAATAGTTCCATTTCTTTGAACGTTGAAATTATCTTCAAGAGCATTTTTATCATATTGATAACAGAATCCACTATCTTTATAAAAATTCAATTGGAATGCTGGATATGATGTTCCCTGCACTTTATACCCCAATGATCCATCAGCAAGTGTAAACGTCACTGTAGCGTCTCTGAAGACGTGTAGAGGGGGGTTAATTGGTTTAATGGTACCACCAGTTCCTGTGGTTCCTATTCCAACAATTTCTGGAATACCTTGAATAGAATTATAATATGTTTCTGATAATTTAATTGTATCTTTATCAACTTTGACAGCGTAGTAAATCTTATTATCAATTAGTCCTTCAGCAGGTCCACTCGATGTATGAATAATTTTTTGACCAGTTTCAAGATTATGATCTTTTACAGTTATTGAATCTGTTGTTGTAGTAATATCGCCACCAGTAAATTCTCTTGGATCTACAATTAATTTTCTATGATAATCATCATATTTGAAAACAAATGATGTAGACGCTCCAGCATTTACATCAATCTCTGCATGATGCCCAACATGCAATCCATGTTTTGTTACTCCAGTATCAACGGTTACAAGATTCCTTGAGACCTCACCTGTTATCGGAACATAGGTAGTTTTAATGCTGTGAGTATTACCAACACCAACACTTCTAAAGTAAACTGGAGTTTGATTCCTACCACCAACTGATCCAGTTTCAAGACCAATGTAAATTCCAGTTGTACCTAATCCAACTCTTACAGTTGCTAAACCAACTAAAGTATCACTAAATCTTGCAACAAAGAACTCTTGCCCATCAGTTGCTTTCTTAACTCCTGATGTTGATCCTATTGTCGTATGTCCCGATTCAGAATATAAGAATCCATCACCACCAGTACCTGGAGAATATGTTACTTTATCCCCTGTTGCTAAAGCATGATCTGGCATGTAGAGTGCTTGAGTTGGAATAAAGATTGAAGATATTCCTAAATTAGTTGATGTTATTCCAGTGAAGAATATGGTAGTTCCAATACCAACACCAGCAGTAGATCCAAGTCCAACAGCTTCTGTTGGGTTGAAATAATATTGCCTATTAATTTTATAATTATGATCAGTCTTAAATCCAGCATTTATTTTTATTTGTCTTTGATTAACTGTCATTACTGCACCTGCAGTATGAGCAGCACTTACACCATTTGATGCTCTTTCAACCCTAAGTGCAGATGCGTTTTTGAGAACCTCTATTACTCTTACTTCTTCAGTTCCAATACCAACAATATCATTTTCTCTGATTTGATCAAAACCAAGATCTCTACCAACAACATTGAAATGTGTTACTATTCCACTCGCTCCTGCAGTTCCTATTCCACCACCACCAGTGGTTCCTATTCCAGCAAACACATATGTAGTGGTTGTAACGCCAGCAACATAAGAACGTTCCAATCCAGTGGTTGATGTTGATAATCCACTAATTGATATTACATCAAGATTATTAAAATTATGAGGATTTGTTGTATAAAGAGTATATTGATTTTTGCCAGTTGGATATATCTCAACATTAGTAATAGAACTAGTAGCAACACTTATTGACTCAACAGACACTCCTTTTACTTTTGATACTCTTGCTGCCACACCAGAACCACTAGTTCCACTATTATCAAAAACTAATTCATCATTTACTTTATATCCAGAACCAGAGGTAATTATACCAACCTCTTCAATTTTACCAGGAGTAACTCCTTGGATATCTACTGTCTGTTCTAAATTATTTGGTATTGTTAGGTATTTGTATTTTATCTTACCTTCAATTAAATTGTATGGTTTAGTATTTCTGAAATAATCTGTATTATTCAGATCAAATTCATCTTGGTTAGATTGTTTGCTAAAGTTAAACTCATCAACTCTACCATAAAATGTATTTCCAATGAAATATGGGAATGTTGGTTTAAAGAAACCATTAAATGGTGCTGTTTGTGATACTATAGAATCAATGGTTGCAAAATATGCATAAGTCCCATTTGGATATTCTGGAGTTACGCAAAATCTTCCATTATTTTGATCTAATACAGTATCTTCATTTTTTGGTTTAAAAGTAAAATCTTCAACAAAAAATTCTGGTGGGAATATTGCAACAGAAGGTCTATTTTCTTTCTTAACTGCTTCTTCTACATAACCACTTCTTAATTTACTTACTAAACCACCTTCTTTAGTAATGTAACCATATGGTCCATAAATTGGATGTCCATCGTACGCCCAACCGATGATGGGAGAATGATTTTCTGATGCTTGCTCTTGACCTTCTTGTCTAGTTAAATCTTTTTGACCGTATATAATATCCCCTTCTGAATTTACTGAATATACAGATTCTCTGAATTTTCTTGGAGCATACAAATGTGCATATTGTAATCCAAATCCTCTATTAGTTCCTCTTTCTATAAAACCATCATCATCCTCTACAAAAGAATCTAACTTCTTAACTAGGTTGACTGTCCATGATTGTAGTTGTGGATCAAAATCAGCACCTCTTCCAGTAAACACAACTATTCCTGAAGTGTTCTGTTGTGTGTATCCAGAACCAGGTTCAACTACTTTTACAGAACTCAATAAACCATCAGAAGATAATATTGGTGTAACTGAAGCTCCTATACCATCACCAGTAATTCTTATATCAGGTGGAGAAGTATATTTTTTCCCTTTATTAAGAACAACAACTTCAGTTATTTTCCCATCAACTACAATAGGGAGAATTTCTGCTTGAGATCCAGATATGAGACTAACATCTGGTTTTCTATTATGGTTAATAATTTCACCAGATCCATATCCACTACCTTTATTTTCTAAATTGACAGATGTAATTTGCCCTCTAATAATTGGTTGGACATCTGCTTGGAAAGTTTCTAGTCCAGTAGAGGCAATTCCAACATTACCATCTACAGTAATTGTTATATCAGGATAATTAAAGGAATGTGTTCCTATGCCAGTAGATGAAAACTTAATATATTGACGAGATTGATAGAAGTAATCAATACCATTTGTTGTACCAACTCCAACATTTGCTAATCTAAATTTATCATCACTAACTTTTAAAACGTAATATTTTGATCCATCAGTAAGATTACCAATACCCGTATCACCAGATGTGTACTTTATTATCTCACCATCTTTATAATCATGATCCTCAATGGTGATATCACAATGAGAAGTGCTTACTCCAGTAGCAGCAGTAACTTTTCTTAATTTATTTTCATAAGTTCCACCTGATATAACATTAACACCAGCAACTACAGATTTTTTATTGAAAGATCTTAAAGACTGTTTACCAACACCGAATGAAGTGAGTTCCACAGTATTGATACCTGCTAATGCATCTCTTTCTGTTGGATATAATTTTATTTTTGTAAAACTCTCTTTTGCATTACCTTCTTCGACAAATGTAGAAACATAGTATTCTGAATTTGTTGTCATTCCACCAACGCCTTGCTGGTTGACTGAATCATATATTACTCTCTCACCATTCCTAAATTTATGGAAAGTGCTAAATCCAATGGTTTGTCCAATTGTACCTGTTGTACCTAAACCAACTTGAGCAGATGAACCATCAGCAAAGAAATCTACTGAGTGGTCAATATTCTTCATATTTACTGAAACTGAAGAAGGAGTTCCGTTACCACCAGATATTGTTACTGTTGGTACATCAAGATAATCAAATCCACTATCTAAAATTCTTAATTGACTTAAAACACCTCTAACCGAAACGTTACCAGTTGCACCAGTTCCAAGAGTATCTTCAATTAATAATGCAGGTGGACTTACAACATCATATTCTAGACCAGGATCAAGAATATCAATTTTTTTAATTTCACCAAAATGAACTCGATCAGCTGATTTGTAATTTAATATCTCAACTCCATTTCCCAAAATTCCATTATATCCTGGTTTTGTTTCTGGTTTTACTGATCTATCATGAATAGGTTCAGAAATCTTTCTTAAAAGTTTTTGAGACTCTAGAGTCTT